ATTGCCCAGACTTCATCAATTGGCTGAGAATGGGTCTTAGCTAGGATGAACTGACTATGGGATTTGCCCATTGCCACAATAGCAATGCTTTTACCTGATAAGTCTGGAATCATCTGACTGGATACCTCACTTGTCCACTTCTATAGGCGTCTTGACGCTCTTTTGCATCGCCTAATTGTTTTAAATCTGCCATTGCTGCGTCATAACGACCTTTATACATCGTCATGGTGTCAGCGTCCGTTTTCATAAAATTAGCTGCTTCTAGAAGAGCGCCATATAACAATACGGAATCAAAGTTATCCCCAAGCCAAGAAGTCCCTGCCGTCACAATTGAAGGTGGGTAGTAGAAATAATGAAGTTCTACAGCGTAATTGACATCTGGGGTAGGTCCTAGAATAAAAGTATTGTCGTCAAAAATAGCGTAATACTGAGGCTCCGCATAGAACGCAGCATCCGTGTCTGGGTAGGATTCACGAATAAAGTTAACATCTTTATTTAAAAGGTAGTGGTACTCATTCGCCGCATTAATCACCGCAAGGCTAAAAGTAGCCAGCCAGTCAGGAGGAGTTGCCAGGTACTTATTACCACCAGTCGTGTTTCCTGTCATATTCTTACGGAAAGCAGGCAACTGAACGGTGTTATAAATACGCTGTTCTGCAAGCTGAACAAAGCGGGCAATCTGCTCAGGCGATGTAAACGACCCTACGGTTGTAGGAAAGTCGTTCTCTGCGAAACCTTTAATAGCAGACGTTAACTGCGTGTAATTCATCCCATCTTCCCACTAGACATACGACCTTTGGTTGCTGCACCAGCACCACGCATTTCAATCTTACCGTATTGATTTACGGGTTTGCCGTTACCTTTACTAATGCCGTCAACCGAAATGTTCATTTTTGCCATTTCTTCTGCGCCAGTCATACCTTTAGAAGACAAGCCTTTAGCAGAGATTGTCTTACCTTTCATCGTATGGGGAGGAGCATAGACTTTAGCGTCTCCAACTTCCTTACCCATTACTTTTTTAGAATAGTGAGCCATTATCGACCCCTTCCAGCTTTACGCATCATTTGGTTCTTAACCTTAGCCAAACCACGACCCATCTTTTTCATGTCCATCTGGTCTTTACCGCCCATCTTGGGTTTAGCTTTCATGCCCAAAACTTTAGGACCTGAGTCACCTAAATTTTTACCTTCGGTCTTACCTTTTTTAGCAATTCCATCTGCGCTTTTCTTAAACATTTTCAACTCCTTATGTTGTTGTTACCGTTACACTGCCTACCTGACCTTCTGGAGCTAAGTTGTTGGGGGTTAATCCATCGTCTCTAGCACCGCCAACAGGGTTCCATCCCCACTGAAATATTCTACTACCACCTTCTGGAAAACCAACACCTTCTTCGGTATTATCGTTACTTCCATTCAGTTGTAAACCGCTACTTCCAGATACCTGATAGCTTATATCAGGGCGTGGTTCCCGTACAGCTTGTGGGTCGTCAACTGGGTATAAACCTAACGACAACTGCGGCTGATCTGGATCCCAACAACTGGGGCAAACCTTAATATTCTTTATTTGCTGCTTTACAACAAGCTTCCGTAGCTCCTTTAACTTATACCGCTGACCGCATCGGTCGCATTCGGCAATCGAAAATTTGCCACTACTATATTTATTAGGCATAGAAAGTCGTCCTAGGAACGAACCTAGAAGAAGCTTTCTCTCTGTCCTCCGTAGAAGCCAGGAGCCATTGCTCCTCGTATTCTTGCTTTAAAAATGGTAAGCGCATTTGCCCTTCTGCCGTTTTTTGGGCCATATAAAAGGCTAGTCCAGCAACCATACATGGTAGCAAACGGAATGGAATATCAGGTTCTACAGTGCCATTAGACCCAGCATCCTGAACCCTACGTAATCTCCAATACACAAAGGTATACGGACCGCCACCAGCATCGGGTGTGGGCCAAACGTTAATGGACGGAAGGTTCTGTACTGTAAGAGCTGCGCCTGTTGTATGGCTTGCAGCTGTAGTGCCGTTCTGACCACGGTAGCAGTTTGTTAAGACGTTACCAATAACGTTGGCGTAGCTAATTGTTTCGTTGTCTATTTTGACAAACCCACCAATAGGAAGGGTGCTGGCGTCACTAACTGTAATAGATGTGGTCACAGCATCAATCGTGCCGTTTAGGGTTACAGTGGTTGAATTAGACTGTCCTGATTGGCGATTAAACCAGACCTGAATAGGACGACCAGTAGTCAGTTTATTAGGGATCGTAGAGTATGTAGACTCTGAAATACGACTGATATTGATGTCAATCTGATTGCTGGTAACACCGTTATTTTGGCGAACTACATGGTCTAAAAGGTCAATTGTATTGATTGGAATAGGGTAAATTCCTTGTCCAGTAACCATTGCAACTTGCCCTTGCTCAATAGTCCAGAGGTTAATACCACGGTTAGCCCACTCAATTGTCAATAGGTTTAAAGATCTGCGGGCAGTCCGCATGTCATAGCCAGTACGAAGCTCTGAGCCACAACGCTCAAATGCCTCTTCGATGAGGTTGTTAAGGTCTAAATTAAAAGTGGTTGTGCCTGAAGTACTCATATTTTCCTATATGGTTTTACTTTTGCTTTTACCTTTTGTGGCTGGGGCACGAACTGTTTTCCCTGTGCTTTTCCCGCCCGCTTTGCTTTTGTCGTTGCTGCGTACTCGGCTGGGCTTAGTGCCTGTATTGCTTTTTTTGGCAGGTACCGCTCTCCGGTTTCGGACGACTTTTTCCCCGACTTGGTTGTCCATTTCTGGTCTCCCCAAGCTTTTAAAGAACGTTGCGATGCGGCTAAACCACCCCCTGCCATTTTCTTCTTTTTGCTGGCGCAATGAGCCTTCTCCGAGAACCCCTTTGGGCTGTCGCAGTTGATCGACTTTTTGCGCTTGTCTGACCATTTCACTTGTACCCGCCGCCTTTTTCTTTATAACGTTTAGCTAGGAGTTGTGCTTTTCTAGCAGACCATTGACCCGCTCCCGTACCATGCGTGGCAGACGCTTTAATACTATTAAATAAAGCCTTGCGCATACCAGGTTTCGTATAGTTACCAGCTTTATTAACCGTACCACCCTCTTTGTATTCAGTAAAATCCGTATCATCCCTACGAGCCTTACGCTTAGGTTTACCCATTTTAGTAGGCATTATGGCGCCCATACCACGACTTGGTCTCATGCTCTTGTCTTTCCACGAATTGCAATACCGTCAGCACGGGATGATGCACTTACTTTGCCGCCTTTAGCGTATTTAACCGGCTCGTATTTCATAGACTTAACTCCACCAGCTCCGCCTGATCCACCACCCCCACCACCTTTGGGTTTGTCTAAGATCTCTTTCATACGCTCAATCTCGGCTTTGGCAATCAGAGGACTGGACTTGGCTCGCTTATCTTTGAACTCTTCATTCTCAGCGGCTTTGCCTTTGCGGTCTTTATCTGGCGGGTTGTGCTTCTCATGAACCTCCTTATACCCTTCATCTGCAGGCTTTTTTCTCTGCAATTGTTCAGGGCTGCCCTCAAGCCCCAAGTCTATTTGGGCTGAAGAAGCGATGGGTTTAATCGGACCAGCCATTTAGCAGGTTCTTCCGCCTGATTTCATTTTAATCATTGTGCCTTTGGTTTTACCCTTAGACTCAATGCCGCCGCCTTTAGCCATGCCATGCAAACGTTTCTCATGACCTTTGACAGCTTTAGCTGCTACCTTTTTCATCATTGGCTTGTCTTTAGCAATGTCTGAATGAACTTTACCACCATGTTTCATTTTGCCTTTACCGTCAGCAGCAAATGCTGGGACTTTTTTGCCATCCTTCTCAACCATGGGCATACCGCCATCGTTCATTTTCATAGGCTTCTTTTTAGCCATGATAGCCATCATGCCTGGGTTCATCTTTTTCATTTCTCCACCTTTTCTAAAAGTTTTGCCTTTGTCGGCTTTGTTAAACTCCCGCCCCACGGACTGTGGGATTCCAACCTTCTTGGCAAACGCAGGATTATTTGCGACTGCCGCCATCAAATTGTGTTGCTTTTTGCTTACGCTAGGCATTTATTTTGCTTTGAATAAGTTGGTCAATTTTTGAATCAAGCCGGTTAAAGCGTTGGTCAACGTGTTCTTTAAGTTTATCAATTTCTGCTTGAGTAACGTTTTCACGAGCTACCTCCAATTTAGTATTAATTAATGACTGCTCAAGTTCTTTTAGCTTTGTGTTCTTTTCGTTAGCAACAAAGCCAATTACGGCGATAAACGCCGTTAGTAGAGCAGACCAGCCAATTAAAAATAATTGTTCCATTAGACCATCCGCCCTTTAGTCTTGCCACGAATGGCACACCCATCTGCACGTTTAGAAGCGGAGGATACTTTGCCACCTTTTTTCATTCCAGTGCCTTGAGCTTCCATTTGGGCTTGCTGTTTGGTTTTCCTACCTGCAGCAACTTCGGCTTCTAAAGCTTTAATCTTTTCGTCTTGAGATTTACTAGTTTCGCCAGTAACATTGTCTACAAAGCTATTAATAGCGTTAGATACCCCAGGAATAGCTTGGAGACTTCCTAATTGTTTAATTACATTACCCTGCTGTTTAACTAAGTCCATAGTTACACCATCTTCCCTTTGGTTTTACCTTTAACCTCACAACCACCGCCACGAACAGCTCCGCCTTCTTTGCAGTTCCAAGCCCGTAGGGACTTGTTGATGCGGCTATCTGGATCGTTAGCTGTTTTAGCTGAAGTTAACTTCTTCTTCATACCACTCATGCGAGCGCAGAATGATTTCTTTCTTGCACCGCCCTCTGGCTGTGGACGCTTAAGTCCAGGCTTACCAGGATTGGCTGCATTGTAAGAAGCCCGCCCCTTAGCGTTTAAACCACCACTAGGGTTCTTGCCTTCTTTGCGAGTCCATGCTGGAGTCTTAGCCATTATGCGACATCCTTTTTGGAGTCAATAGGTCTAATAAGAGGGTAAAGATACTCTTCCCCAAAAGATCCTGCAAACTCTTCCATTCCCAAATGACCTAGCTTAATGGTGGGGTCAATCCATACCTCGTAACCATGAGCCGTAGCACGATCACAGAAAAGATAGTCCTCGCCTACATAGCCTTCTGGGGTGGATTTAAAGTCAAAGAATGAATAGCAGAACTTGTCTGGATGTCCGTCTACTACTCGGTCATCGTGATATTTCCACTCAGGATGATTGTCTCTGAGGGTCTCAAATACGTCTTTACGAATCAACATAAAGGCTGTGGCAATGCGTTTAGCCTTAACTAAACCATACGAATTCATGTAAATCCCGCCATCAGCATCTTGCTCTAAAGTCGATATATAGACCTGACCTTTTTTACGGGCAACAGGAACTCCGCCTACGATACCCTTCTTAGGGTCAGTATTCCACGCCATTAGACGGAAGATGTCTTGTGGGTTAAAAGTAATGTCCGAATCAATAAACATTAAGTCCGTGCAGTCTGACGCTAAGAAGTCTTTAGCAATCAGGTTTCTGACACGAGAAACAACGGAGCATCCAGAGATGTTGCAAATCTGAATATCAATTCCGTGCTTAGGAGCTTCTACAGCAAACTGAGCCATAGCAATAGCCAGCTTGACTGAGACTTTAAAGTCATAAGCGGGAAGACCAAGCATGACCTTCCTACCTACTAAATTAAAAGAACCTTGTGCTTGCATTGGATTATCCATATATCACCGTTGCTGTTACGCTTGAGCCAACCCCAACAAAAATACCGTTAGGGCAGTAAATACCTTCGCCTGGAATCTTAACAGGTAAACCTACTGTATTAAATGTATCAAGTTCAACATAAATATTTGTGTACATTGTTACTGTACCCGTTGCATCTCCTGAGGTGGCAGAAGTAACTGTAAACGTGTTAGTTGTTACGTTAGATACTTCGTACACACCATCACGCATGGTAGTTCCAGCCGCAACATCTAAAAATACTCGTTGACCATCCACTAAACCATTGCCGTTAATTGTCACCGTAACCGTTGTTCCAGTCCTGCTCCAAGTCCCTGACTTTGAAACTGCTGGGTCTGCAACTGCCATGTTTCTTGCCGATACCGTACCGCTAGTAACTGTTACATTTTTTAGACGAACAGACTCTGTGGTGGCAGTACCAGATGCTGAAGCATGATACGATTTAACGTCATATTGCTGCATAGTGTCATCCGTAAAACAGCGTAGTTGTTACAGAAGCTGGTAAACCAACATAAATACCGTCTGTCGCTAAAATACCTTCGCCTGGAATCAGTGTATAAAAAGCCGTAGCAGAAGAACAGTCAAGCTCAACCAAAATACTTGCGTACATCGTTACATTTCCATTAGTTGTTGCTGAAGCCACTGCAACTGTAAATGTGTTTGTGCCAACGGTAGCTACATCATACGGACCATCAGCAGCAGACCCAGAGGTAAAGTTTAAATAAACCCTGTCCCCGACTGCTAACCCATGATTATTAATAGTCACAGTACAAACAGTGCTTCCTGGAACATCATAAGTCCCAGACACACTGACGTTATTAGCAAAAACAGAATTAACTGTTGTAGACGCAGAAGG